GACCATTACATATGGTGTGCTACTAGCGTAGATGGTGAGCCAGGAGTTATCCGTATAGATTTATCTACTGAGATAAGTCCATTAGTTTTTGCTTATGCTAATGATATTTATTATAGCGGTGTAACTGGTCATCAAACTACAGGTTGTGCTTTCCTTGGTGATACTAATCGCCTAGCATATTGCACTACATATGCTTCATCTGCTAATGGATATGTCTATTCAGAGTCAGCATCTACCCTACTTACTAATGGCTATCTACAGACAGGTTACATCAGATACAACACATTGGAGCCTAAGAACTTTAAGCGTCTATTAGGACGCGGTGATTTTACCTATGGCTCTATGACTTTAGAAACCGTAGATGCAGACGGCACAGAATATGATGTAGTTAGTTATGATGTATCAGTTCCACCAGTAGAAGTAACTACTAGCCAGCCAGCAGGTGCCCAAGAATACATAGCCTACAAATTTATTCTTTATAGAGATGGCACAACCAGCAGTCTTGGTCCTACCTTCAAGGGCTATCAGGCAAAGGCTACTATCGCTACACCTAGACAGCGAGTAATTAAGTTTCCTGTTTTCTGTTACGACATAGAGACAGATAAATACAATGTAATGGTTGGCTATGAAGGTCGTGCTAATGACCGTATCGGACAACTAGAATCCATAGAAGAAAATGGTGACATTGTTACTTGGCAGGATTTACAGACTGGCGAGAATCGTCAGGTTGTAATAGAACAAATTACTTTCACTCGTATGACACCGCCTGACAGAGGCTTTTCTGGATACGGCGGTACATTAGACATATTGATAAGGACTGTGTAATGACACCTACTGAATGGGCTGGGCTAGCCGTAGCCATATTAACTTTAGTTGCTGGATTTTCTGGCGCTGTGCGCTGGTTAGTTAAGCATTACCTATATGAACTACGCCCTAACGGGGGCTCTAGCCTTAAAGATAAGGTTGATTTATTAGAGACCAAAGTAGAACTATTAACAGACTTAGTAAAGGAAGCACTAAGACGATGACTATATACAGACCACAAGACAATCCGATAGAACCAATAGTGCCTATCCTTCCTGACTGGGAAGATGATGAAGAAGACATCTGATGAAACCTGTAGCCAAAGTAGCGTCACCTGCTGCTATTGCTGTGCTCCGTCAGGCGACAGCGTTATATCCGAAGCGCAAGAAACTGTCAGACGGGTTGTTGCCTTCGTTAGCGCATCAGAAAGCCAGCCCGAATTCGGACCACAATACTGGGCTAGCAGTAGATTTGACCCACGACCCTGAGAACGGTATTGATTGTGCTGTCATTTTTGAAAAACTTAAAGAAGATGAACGAGTGGATTACCTCATTTACAATAAAAAGATTTGGTCAAGAGCCAGACGCAAAGAAGGCAATAGGAAGTATACGGGTAGTAATCCTCACACTAAGCATCTACATCTTTCTATTAATGCTACTCACCGTAGTGACACTAGCCCCTGGTTTTGGTGGCTGAATCAACCTAAAGTTGTGAATCAGGTTATGGCTAAATTACAGCCACAGCCTAAGAAGAAGGTAGTAGCAAGTACCACACTGGTACCAGTCTGCACCTGCTGTAAGGTTCACACAAAACGAAAGGCAAAGTAATGGAACAATTAAAGCAAGTATCCCTATCTTGGTTCCGTGCCGCAGCATCTGCTGCCATCGCACTCTACCTAGCAGGAGAGACTAACCTCAAGGTTCTAGGCACAGCAGCACTCGCTGGCTTCCTTGGACCAGTATTGAAGTGGCTAGACCCATCTGCCAAAGAGTTCGGCAAAGGTGCTGAGTAGCCCTTTAAACGCCGTATAAGGCGATTACAGACACAAATAGACCCCCTACCTTAGTTGGATAGGGGGTCTATTTTGCTTTCTATCTAGTCTTCCCCTAACTAGAAAGAAGTTCTACAGGGACTCGCCATCCTCCGATGGACTCATCCCTATATTCTGGAGTCATATAGTCAGAGCCCTTGAACTGACCATATATCTCCACCCTTGAATAGTACTCTACATCTAGCACCTTTGTGCCAAAGATAATTCTGTCCTTGTCTTTCTCCCAGAAAGGTATGGCTGTCTGAGTCCTGACAGTTCTGACCTCAAAGTTTCCTACATCTGATATGTTCTTGCGCCGTTTGTGTAGGCTGTTTGGATACCACGGCACAGACCAAGTTAGGTCATACTCTTTGGCTACTGCCCATTCAGATACATTCGCTCTGATATTTGCATTTAGTTCTGGCTCTAACTTACCTAACCTTTTACCTGCTGCATAGTTAGGTTTATCTAGTGAGCCGAACTTAGTTAGCCAACGCTCTACTGCTAGCAGTGTGCAGACTCTGACTTCTTCCTGGCTGAGTTCTACTATCATTCGTCATCCAGTTTAAATCCATAGTGTCTTTTGAATAATCTATTGAACTCAATAGATATCCAAGCAGGACCTAAATCTAAATCAAATCCATACCTAGTTATGGTGAACCCAAGTGCAAATCTAAATGAGTATCCCATATGTATAGAAGTATTCTTTGTTATATCCCGTCCGTAATATGGCACTGTTATCCTCCTGTTACATAGAAGCCTGTGCCCTTGAAGTGCACTGGCGTTGCTGTCCATAGTCTAATCATCATCTCTCCACAAAGATGACAGGCTGGGGGTATGTTGTCTTTTTGTTCTGTCAATGCACCGCAAGCCTTGCATTGAAAATCATAAAGTGGCAATGCCGTAGTCCTCTCCTGATGGGGTGGGCAGGGTTAACATACTGCCACAACTAGCGCACTCCCCGTCTGTAAAGTAAAACGCTAACTCTGAATCTACAAATCCACCTAACATAATAAAGACATCGCATCCACAAGCACATACTTCTGTCGGCTCACCACGCAAGTCCATTGCCTTGCTGTAGTCCTTGATATGGAACAGGTCTCTAATATGTTTCGGTTGACTCATCTTCATCTTCTTCTACGACTGGGCCATCTTCATCTGCATATGGACGCCAACCGCCTAGGTTTCTGATTAGTGAATTAACTGCACGCTGTACTTTCATCCGTGCACCATCTGGACTTGTGTTTAAATCCTTGGCTATTAAAGCCCACTCGTTGTTCTCTGTGCTGAATCTAATCCTGAGTATGTTTTGTTTAGCCTCTGATAGTTTGTAGAAGGCTGATGCTATATCTGAGCGGAGCACTAGCCAGTTGTTGCCGTCATTGCTTGGCTCTGTCTTATTGAACTTGAAGTTTAAATCTTTTATCTTGACTGGCATCTCATATGTTTCAGAGATAATGCTGGGCAGGAATGCTTCTATAACTGTGGCATCGTAGTAATACAGGTCTAATACTTCATAGCCAACTGTCTTTGCTTTTTCTTTCTCACAGTATTTCAGCGCTGCATTGCGTAGGGATTTGGCTATTAACTTATCTTTATCTTTCTGTTCTAAGGCAGACCATTCAGCATACTTACGGGGATGGGTCAGGAACCATAGCCACAGCATCTGCTGTATATCTAGGGCTTCTAGCATCGGATACCGTCTATGGTATTCCACTGCTAGTGACGCTACTAAAGCGTCATATTCCGCTATGTACTCCTGTGCCATTCAAGCCTTCCCAAAATCCTCTTTGCACCATTAGTCCTATTATTGCATAGTTTGCTAAGTCAAGCAGGGTATCTTCAATAGGTTCATAGTTCGGCGTGTTGCCTTTGTGGTTGTAGTGCAGGTTCTCTAGCCGTGTCATCTTGTCGTGCATCCTGACTATCAGCCCGTTCATTGCCCCGCCAGGAGCATTGGCTATGTTGTATGGGCCGTAGTCCTGATGCTTCCTAATCATTATGATTCTTAGTTGGCTTAAGATTTCTTCTAGATGTTCAGCGTCCTTCATCTAATATCCCTTTCAACCTATGGTCTATATTCTGCATTGCTTCTATAACCATTACTTCCTCTATTCTGATAGTGGTAGCCCCATAATTCTGGGATTATCTCTGATGTAATCCCATACTTCTGGCTCGCTATCGTATGAAGCATTTTCTGATTCTTTCATCTAGCCACCCTGCCCCTTCTTGTAGAACAATACTGTTTACATCGTGCCCTTCGGGCATCTGAATAATATTAACGTTGCCTAACTCTCTGCTTATCTTCTTGCCGAACTCCAACCCTGGGCTATCTCCATCTGCTAGTACGATAACTGTATCAAAGTCGTCAAGTATTTTGGTGTAGTAGGGCTTCCAATTATTAGCACCTGGGATACCCACTGTTGGGTGTCCTGTCTTGGTCACTGTTGTTATGCAGTCTATCTCGCCTTCGGTTACACAGATGTAGCCGTTGGCTGTTAGAACTGTTTGAGCATTGAACATAGTTGTCTTTGCCCCTGGCAAACCTATGTACTTTGGGTCTTCTCCTCTGATACTGCGAAACCTTAAGTCAACCACGCCTGATGGCGTGATGTATGGGATTACTAACTTACCCTTGTAGCCTTCGTGTCCTGGAGATGGATTGTCCACCACTCCTAAATGAAACATCTTTGCTTCGTCTACCGATAGACCCCGAGTTGCTAGATAATCCGCTGCTTGACTTATGTGTTTGGCGTATTCTGTCGCTGCCTGTAGGAGAAATTGTCTCTGCGAATTTGACAGCCTCACGATAATTGCCTCCTTCTTTGTGCATAATTAAATCGTATACGTCTCCACCAACGCCACATCCGTGGCATTTGAATCTGCCTTCATCAAAGTTAACACCAGCCGATGCGTGTTTATCTGTATGAAATGGGCACTTTATCTTGCGCCAGCCGTGCCCGCCTGACGGCACGGCGGCGCCTACATACTCTAGGTATGCAGCAATACTATGTTTCTCCATCTGTTTTCTTCAGCAGTTCTAGCCATACCTGTGCTGGCATACTGGCATACCACTCGCTGACATCTCCTTTGCCTTTACGTTTGTGTATTACTACACCTGTCCAAGCATTATCGTTTTTCATTTCTACTTCTAGTTCTGCTAGCCATCCTGCTAGGTCCATCTTGGCGTGGTTCTTTATCTCAATGGTTACACCTGGCACACCGCTTATATCTCTTCTCTGCTGAATGAACAATCCCATATCTTAGTTTCCATACATTGTCTCCTGTGCATACTTAACTTGAACATCTTCTAGATACATACTGTCAGGGTTGAAGGCTAGGCTGACGTAGTTATTACCTGTCTGGTCTGCTCGCCCATATCTGTTTTTGACTGGGGCTACGCAGAGATAGGTATCATCACCTTGTTTCATCTGACCGATAGTAAGAACCATTGCTGGTATCTGGTTGACCAACCCCTGTATTGCTGAGCGAGGCTGGCAGGGATAGCCATCAAAGCCTTCCTTGGTATGGTGCAGAACAAGCACGGCGGGATTGGTATCTCTTGCAAGATACTTTAACTCCTTCATTGCTGCACGCATACCTTGGAATTCTTCGTGTCCATCCATTGCAATATCCATTAGGTTATCTACAACTATAAGCGTAGGACTTCTACCCCAAACTGTTTCAAATGCACTGACCTCATCATCTAAATCTTTTAGAGTGGGAGTAGATTCAAAAGACCAGAACAAATGATTGTTAAGGGTAAGAACTTCTTCTGCTTGTTCAGGCTCACGCTTGAGCATCTGCTCTGCTGCTGTCTGTGTAATACGGCTGGACATTGCCAGTAATCGCATAGCCATAGTGTGAGCATTAGTATCTGCGCTGAAGTAAAGCGTAGGAACTTTTGCTCTGGCTGCTATTGCCAGTGCGACAGATGATTTACCAGCACCAGGAGTGCCAGCAATCATTGTGATTTCTGCACGGCGCAGGATAATTCCTGCCCGTTCAAATGCTGCAAAGGCGGGCGGTAATGGTTCTCCGCCCACCTCTGCTTTGTTAATGCTGCGCTTGAGTGTTCTCATTTACTTTACTTGTTCAGCAACAAATGTATTCCACTCTGGTGAACCAGCACGAACATACTGATTCTTGCACTTATCAATTGCACCTTTAGGTGCTGCACAGAAGTAGCCACGATATGTCTTACCGTCTTTACCTGTCCCTTGGATGGCTGTCATCTTGCCGTGTGGACAATTACGTCCATTGATTGATGGTGCTGCTCCCCAACCACCATCGCTGGGTGTTGGGCTGTCAATGATAGATGCGCCGAGAGTTGCTGCTACCTGTGCTGGTGCCATTGGCTGATACTGAACTGGCGCTACGCCTTTGGCTGCTGATTCAAGTTCTGATACTGCTGACTTGATTGCGTCTAGTGCTGATGCTACTAGTTGGTCTAGTTCATCTCCGTGTTCTGCACGAACTGTAACTAGTGAACCTGCTGGTGTTTTAACTGTGATACTGATTGGTGCTTCAGTGCTAGCCACTGATATCTCCTTCTTCAAATGGAGTAACGAGACCCTTTTTGTCTCGCCACTGTCTTACTTTCATTGCGAATTGTACTCCCTTCCAGCCCTCTTTAATGTCTATCCAAACTAATTTGCATAGACCAGTTCCTGCTGGAAGATGGATGATAACTGCTTTCTCTTTATTGATATCACCCCAACTACCACGGCGACCCGTAGCAACGTCATACGGGGAGCCGTTGGCGTAAATTGCTAACTGAATAGCAATGTTGTTTGGGTGGTCAATGCGACCAGTCTTTATATCTGCAATGAACTTCTCACCTTTATATTCAATTACTCTGTCGGGAGTACCAGCAATCTTGTACTTATCCAACACGCAGAACTGTTCTATAAAAAACTTCTTGAGATGTCCTGTTGCTAATTCATAGGCGCGGATGTCCCCTGCCCACTCGTCTGGTATTGGTCCAGGTGACTGGCCCAAATCTAGTTTCTCTGCTATTGAATGTAGTGCTGTGCCGATACTGGCTGCACGGCTAGCGCCTGCTACTTCCATAGCATCTTCAATGTATTTGTTAATAGCCATCTTGTCATCGCCTGCTGCGCTGATAGATAAAAGTAAATCATTACGAACTGTTAAACCTATTGCAGCCATACGCATCTTCCAGGCGGTCAATGCTGATGGGTCATCTAAACTGTTAGCAATTGTTGTTGCTCTTGTATAAGCAACTGGTTTGCCTCCTGCTTTAGGAATTATTAACGGACGCCCATACCTGTCCCGTTCTATTTCTACTCGCATAAATCTTTCCTTGTCTCCTTATAAAAGAGACGGGCTGGAAAAGGAGACTAATCAAACTCCAGCCCATCTCAGTAGGCAGATAGTATCAGATGACGGAAGGGGGTTCCTCTGAACTATCTGAGTTGGCGTGGCATTGACAAGCACATAGTCTCCTGAGTGCGTGGATACCGATGACCGCGGTACCTTTGCATTCATCGTGCTTGTCTACCAGACACTTGCCTGTTTGCTGTGCCCCATCATAGGTATGCCCAGATATCTTTGGCATTACCCTACTAGTCCTCTATGTATTCTACTAGTACTTGATTAGATACTTCGTTATATTTAACTAAGTAATCAATGTCCTCAATAAATCTAGCAACTAGATAATCTACTTTATCTTCATTACTTATATTTGTAGGACCATATACTTCAAATCCTATGTCATCAGACATAGCATCTTCCATATCTATAACTTGCTCAATAGCAATTCTAACCTTCATTAAAATTACTGCTGTTCTGTATCTGAGATGTCAACTGTCCAGTCATCTAAGTCGGCATCGCCGCTTACATCAACAGACAATTCATTCATTACATAATCACTTGCTTCATCATCATTAGATGCAGGGATGTTGGTTACTGTAAAGTTAATAGTTCCAGTAACTGTCCATAGTTTCTTTAGTTGTTCAGCGCTAATGTTTCCGAGTAGTTCATTGACCTCATCTACATTGCACTCTATCTCATCGCTGCTACTGTCATAGCGAGAGTTAAAGAACTCAAAGACGTGTTCTCTTACTGTTATTAGTTTGCCGTAGTATCTAGTTGACCTATCTTGAGAATCACTTAATGATACACGCAGTTCATCACGCTCAGTGATGGCTGCGATAGCCATCTCTTCGGTGAACTTAACTGTGTTTCCATCTTTATCTGTATAGATAATTTCCACTGTAGTCTCCTTATGCTAGTGCTAGTTCTTGTGCTCTTATCTTTAGGCTATCACTGCCACCTGACATTGTTCTAACGCCTAGTGACTTTGACTTACCTGGTTTGCCGTGGTCGGCATACTCAACAACTGCCTGCCATAGACCGAAGGCAGTCTCTCGGATGTTCTCCTGAGTAGGACTGTTCTCGTATATGTCTAGGCTTCTGGCTCTGTGGTTGAGGGCATTGGTGCGTTGCATCTTCTCACCTGCAGATAGTAAATCTAGAGGTGTATCTTCTACCTTGCTAGGCAATGGGAATACTTTCTTGAAGTAATCCACTGCTTGCTGGCGTGTAACCTGACGGTCAAGCATTGCTTCTGACATAACTGTGTAGTCATCAATAGTTGTGTAAGCAATATCAAGAATGCCACGCACATCATTGACATCTAACTTAGAGTTAGTTGTATGACGCAGCATATAGGTACGCTTCTTATCGGTAGCCCGATAGATTTTGTTAATCTGATTGTGACACCATAACCGCTCAATGATAGGGCGGATAAGGACTGAACCGCTACCATCGTGAGTAGTCTTGGCTAGTAGGAATGCTGCGTGTGGGTCGCCTTTGATTTCCATTTCAATAGGCAACTGCATAAGCATCCATACTTTTGCGCCTGCTGCATACTCACCTGCTGCTGCATACCGTGCATCTCCTGAATCAATCAGGGTATCTAGCACTGAGAATACTTCAGCATTCTGTAGCGGTTTGTATTTGTTGCCGACAATACCTAGTGGTGTTACCTCACCTGTTGGTGTTGTCTTAACAACTGCTTGTTTGTTATGCACTGGGATATGCATAGGCAATCCCTTGCCTGGTATCTGGTAAAGAGTTGTGACTGGATGCAGCGATACCGACCAGTCAAGTCCTGCTTGTCTGGCTACATCGCTGGCTGATGTGGCTGTCACTGCCACACCAGATTTAGTCCAGGCTGATTCGTTCTTTGCTGCTATCTGTGGTCTGTTGATTACCTCTGTGGTCATACAGATTCTTTCTCTGCTATTCTGAGTAGTGCCCAAGTGTTTCCTTCATTAACATTTCCTAGCATTCCTGCTACTAAAGATGTTCCTGCTTCTGTGAAGAACCGTTGACGCTCTTGCTCTGACATTGATTTAATTATTTCAACTTCAGGTAAGTTTGCATTGTCAAGTATTACTGTTTCTAGTTCTACTATATGTTTGATAATCACTTGCTGTCTCCTTATAGGTACTGACTTATGGATGCATAAGTCGCTGTATTTACAGTTTCATCTTCGCACATACGAAGAAGTCTTATTGCGCTTTCCATTTCTTTATATTGCAGTACTCTGCTTTATTAATTAGAGGCAAAGTAAGTTTAAGAACTTTCTTATGCCAGTCTGACTTTTGTTTTTCATAGTCAGCATCTAGTTTCTTTCCTATTTGATAATCTGTTTCTAGTTTATTAAGACTCTTTTCAAGAGCCTCAATTACTTTTAATCTAGGAACATTTACTTTTATTCCTTTACCTTGTCTTGCCATTGTTGTCTCCTTTGTTTGTTTATTGTGAGCAGTTTTAAGACTTGCTCAGGTCTGACGGATTACGCTGGTTAGACCTGCAATCTCTCCGTCTATCTACTCAGGGGACTATGCACAATAAATTATGCTGTGAACGCAGAGTAGAAACTTAGTACCAACCGTGCTTGCGCCAGTGTGCCCAAGCAACTGATGGTTTGCCATACCTATGTTCAATGTATGCCAAGCCACGAGCAATCTGCTCGGGCGCAGGCGTATTAGGTTTCATCTTTAGTAATTGTGGTATGCCATATGCTGTTGACTTAGGGTTGTCTGCAGTGTGGTCCCACGCAGATTCTTTACCCCAAAGTTTGAGCAGTGCTTTGTATTCTGAATGACCCCACGTCTCATACTGTGCTGAGATGAGAGCCTTCGCATAGGATTTGCTTAAGGACTTCGTCCAGCGTATCTCCTTCTTTGTTAAGGGCTTGTTCTCGTCCCTGTGCTGCAGCCTGTCGGCTACTGCTATTGCGTATGACTGACTGGGAAAGACTGTGCTGGATAGCGTCAATGCCCAACTGAATAGCGCTGCTAATCTGGTTTTCATTTAGTACTCCATCTGTATAGGCAATAGCCAATTGCAATGAGGTATAGCCAGGTGACTGCTGTTGAGATGTGCGGAAAGACAACTTCATTCATACTCTCCTCCTTACCAGGATGCTTGGTAATAGAACCGTAAGTTTTCTGGTAGAGATAGTACCCTATCTAGTTTCTTTACTGTATCTTTAATCTTGTTCCAATAATATTCGTCTGTATTTGTTGACCCAAAGAAGAAACCACTTGCTGTCGGCAATAGGTCAGCGTCTTTAGTATTGATAGCCTGCTTGCATAGGTTACGTAGTTCTTGCAGATGTCCTCTTGGTACGTAGTATTCTTGGCAGTCATCTTCACCATTGTTTAGGGTATCTACAAACCACTTATGAACTGCATTATTTTTGCGCCAATAGGCTACGTTTACTTCTATTGATACACCAGTTTCTTCGGCTGCGATGTCTGTCATATCAGCAGCCGCAATTATTTCTTTCCATTTTGGATTCACAACTAACTGGTCTTGTTGTTCACTGGCATCATAGTCATATACATTAATATATTTTTTGGCTTGTAAATACATATCTAGTCCCACATTAGTCTCCTTTATTTAGGTCAGTTAGTATACGGTCAAGTATTAGTCTTACCAGTTTCCACTGTTGTTCATCAGTATCCCAAGTTTTACTATAGTAATAACGAACCCAGTAGTCGGCTGTGTTTCTATAGTTTTGTACTATCTGAATAGCGGTCTGCGTATCTGGCTGATAGGTCTTCAATGGTTTCATTGAACTTGTTTACCTCCCATATGATTTCGTCTAGCCACTTGTTAATATCTTGTAGTTCTTTGAGTAGGCTCATAGGTACTTCTCAATTGTTTCGCTAGTGCTGTTAGTCTTGAGTCCGTATTCTTCTTCAAGAACTCTGGCATAGATAGCCCTGAATTCTTCTGGTCTTTTTCTGGCTAGCACTCTGAGTGCTATGCCATATGCTCTCGTTCTTTTCTCTGCTACTGTGTGTTCTTTCTTTGGCACGTTAGTCTCCTATTCTAACTTCATCTAGTTGTATGTTGCAGTTGTCGCAGTAGTACTTTCTGTCATTGAGTGTTTTGAATTCACACTTAGGACATTGATATGCGTAGCCCTTCAAGTTGCCGCTATCAGTTAGTAGCCACATCTGTTGGTTCCTTTTCTTGAACTAGACCAAGAGTCTTTTGTATGCTGGCATACATTTCACCTAGTTCATCTGGGTGACGCATTGCTACTATCTCTATAGCCATTTTGTAGGCTAGTCTGCGCTTGCTTCTTACTTCATTCTCATCCAACATTAATTGTCTCCTTACAGTAGTCACAGTTGTTGCTTCCTGTATAGCAGTAACAGCAATACTGTTCTGCTGTACCTTTCCAGTCTGCTACTGGAAAGTGTTTGGCTATGTCGTCACATATATCGCAGAGTTGTTTCTTACCCATTGATTTGCCCGACATAACTCATAGCGCAGGGCTGGCAGAAGTTCTCACCACTTGGTTCCCAGTCATAGACTGGAACTACAATTGGTGTGCCGCACTTGCGACAGTCTGCTTCTTTGTATTTGCTAGTCATTGTATGTCTCCTCTCGGTCTTCTCCGAATACAGATACCCAACAGTCTGGATGCATCCCGCTGATTATCTGCTCCCGAAGGGGCACTGTCAAGGATTTGAATGCGTTTTGTACATACTCACCACGGAGATAGGTGAACAACTCGTTTTCCTCCACCATAATTGTGCCAGTCTTGTAGCAGACTGGACACCTGCGGGTTGCGAATGCTGTCATCATCGGCGTGCTGCCCTTTCTGTTTTTAATAGTCTTACTGCATCACGGTACTTCTGTTCCCAGAAATAGGATGAGCGGAACAGAACTATCATCATAATTAACTGACTAACTAGTGCTATACATACTGCTATCAGTGTGCCTGTATCTAGATACATCTGTATCTCCTGTCTGAACTTTTGGACTTGTCTTAGACCGCTAATGTTGCTCCACCGCTGTGAAAAAAAAGAAAGCGGACTAGCCGAGCCGAAGCCCGACTAGCCCGCTGGTTACTTAGGAAAGAACTTCCAACTCGGTAACGATTTGGTTATCGTACCACTTGGTTTGACCCTTATCTTCACGGACTGTGGTGGTCATATAGCCTGTGAGATTGGCGAAGAACTCAGTCTTGTCAGAGATGAGTGAGCGAATCTGTGCTACTAGCGCAGGGTCGGTGACCGTGATTTGGCGTGAAGCGATGAACTTGGCACGCATCTGACCATCTGGTGTGTATTCAGTTTGACGGGACTGAACGATTGCTTTGACGACGTTGCCGTAATCTTTGACTGACTTGACAAGTGCGTTGTTGAACTTGAACTGATTTACTGTATTCATTGCTTAGTCTCCTTTAGACTTTCTGTCGGGGTATCCCCCGTCACTCGGACGGGGGTACCGCGTTGGTTGGGTTAGTAGCAGACTGGACAGTCTTGCTGGTGTTTGTTGTAGATTAGGTTGCAGGAACCGCATACGATTTCGTTTGCGGTGACTGTGATAGAGGTTTCTAGGTCAAAGATACGGTCAGTGATGATACTGATTGGGTCAAGGAACTCATAACGTTCCTCTAC